TAACGAGATCTGGTAAAACAGGTTAATGACGAATTAATCGAAAGAGTAATTGGCCAACAAATAGTTTATTATCCTATTGATGTTAAAAATACTAATTTTCACTCTTTGTATGAAGAGGCTATTGAAAAAACATTCTTGCCTCCGATTAGAGTATATGCTTTGGTCGAGTGGGGAGGCTTTAAAACAGAAACGAGCAAATATGGCATAGATAAAATGTCAGAGATAACCGTGCACTTCCACAAGAGAAGACTAACAGAAGATCAAGATCTTTTTGTTAGAGAGGGCGACTTTGTTTTATATGGAGATTTCCATTATGAAATTGTTTCTCTAGATGAGACTAAACAAATGTTCGGTCAAGTTGATCATAGAATGGAAATTGCTGCGAAATGTATAAGAACGAGAGAGGGGCTATTTGATGCCAGCTAAAAAGAAAAATTATGGCTTTACAAAGGTTGATAATCCCAGCCGGGTAAAAGAAGAGATATTAATGCCTTCTACTCTTGAAACAGTTGATCGTTCCTTGTTTGAGTGGGTTGACGAGAAACTTAATATCTTTGCAACAACAAATAAAGGTTGGAAGAAAGTTCCTGTTGTTTGGGTTGCCGGTGAACGAGCGAGTTACCGAAAAAAGATACTTCACCGTGACGACAATGGAGTAGTAATACTTCCAGCAATCACAATTGAAAGAACTTCTATGGATAAAAATCCTTCTAATAGATCCACTGTCTTTTCATTACTAGAAAATGTTAATGATGAAAAGGGCGGCGCAGTAACAATCGCGAGAAGAATTAATCAAGAGAAAACTTCTAACTTTGCGACAGCCGACGCCTTCAGAAAAAGAGGCTCCACTGCCACCCAGGATAGAAACAGGAAAAGAAAAAATAAAAAAGTAGTGTATGAAACCATAACAGTTCCAGTGCCAATGTATGTAGAGATGAAGTATGATATTTCTATTCAAACAGAATATCAGCAACAGATGAATGAAATAATGTTGCCATTCATTAATCAGCCTGGAGCAAATAACTATTTTGTTTTAAGAAAGGACGGTCACATGTTTGAAGCTTTTGTTGACCCCTCTTATAATATAGAAAACAATGTCACAAACCTTCAAGAAGAGTTGAGAAGTTACCAAACTGCAATATCAATTAAAGTTCTTGGTTATACTATTGGCGCCGGAAAAAATGATGAGCGACCAAAGATAGTTAAAAGAGAAAATGCGGTAGAAGTAAAAATAGGCAGAGAAAGGGTTGTGTTGGGTGATTCGCCCGAATTGACTGAGGATGGTTTTTATAAACCATAAAGGGATTTTGCCTAATTCCATTACTATTTATTAAAGAAATGTATTTTAGCGTAATATAACGCTTTTATAGGAGTGAAACGATAATGGGTGTTGATAAATATAAGTTCGTGTCTCCGGGTGTTTTTGTTAAAGAGGTTGATGAGTCGCAGTTACCAGCAACCGCCCCGGGAATTGGTCCAGTAGTTATAGGCCGCTTGCGTCAGGGACCAGCGTTTAGGCCGACAAGAGTTGAGTCTTGGGATCAGTTTACAAGCGTCTTCGGTAATCCCGTTCCTGGTGGAGCCGGCGGAGATGTTTGGAGAGACGGAAACGATAGCGCCCCGACGTATGCGGCATATGCTGCTCAGGCTTACTTAAGAAATAACGGCCCGCTGACTGTGGTGAGAGTCCTCGGTGTTGAGGACCCCAATGCTGATAAGTCCACAAAGGCGAAGGGAGCCGCCGGCTGGCAAGTACCGTCTTTAGGCACGGATACAGGCGCTAACGGAGGCGCTTACGGCCTCTTCATGGTAGACTCAGGCTCCATGGGTTCTGCCATCGGCGTCAACACTGATTCTGTTACGGGTACCCTAGCTGCAGTCTGGTATTTGCAGAATGGCGATATCGCACTTTCGGGAGCGCATATTGATGCTTCGCCGAATGAAGGAGGCGGCACCGCCGACGAAGACACCGCCGAAAACGTTGCAGCGAACTCTACGCTCCTTCGCAGCACTGCTCAACATGAATTCAAAGTAGTAATTACACCCGATGCCGGCAGTGCTAAAACTCACACATTTAACTTTAACCCGTCTTCGGACAAGTTCGTCCGAAAGGTGTTCAATACTAACCCCGCTTTAACTAACAACGGCACTAACCAAACTTCAACTTCTGCCTCATATTGGCTTGGAGAGAGCTTTGAGCGTTACGTAAACGAAAAATGCACCGGTGGTACACAATACGGTGTGATTGTTGGTCTGGGATCCTTAGACGGTACAGGCATGTATGGCGACCACTTGAACAATGCAGCCCAGCCTTCGGAGACTGGACAATTCTTCAGCCAGAATTTAGAATTCAATGGCGGTAGCGGATACACTCACGGCGCCATGCCCAACTTATTCAAGGTAGTTTCTTTGGATACAAATGGTGAATGGAACCAGAGAAATCTTAAGATTTCAATTAAAGATATTAAAGCTTCCGTAGACGAGAATGTAGATCCCTATGGATCGTTCGGACTAGAGGTTAGATTAATTAATGATGTTGATCATAGAAAGAAGGTCGTTGAAACATTTGAAAATCTAGATCTTAATCCAAATTCTCCAAATTATATCGCCGCAGTTGTTGGTGACAGATACATCACCTACGATGACACTGAGCGCCGCTACAAGGAATTTAATGATTACCCTAACAGATCTAACTATATTCGCGTAGAGATGCACGAGAATGTAAAGACTGGCCTTGTTGACAAGAGAGCGTTGCCTTTCGGTGTGCGCGGCCCTCTAAGATTCAATTCCTGGAGAGTGACTGGTTCTGCCGTCGCTGACGACGGTGAAACTGATAGGCACAACGTGAACACCACAGATTTATCTGCTTCTTATATCAAACTAGAAGATATTTCTAATGCTAATTCAATTAACGCATCCGGATATATTTCATCTTCTGTCCAAACTGGCTTTGCCGATACGAAGTTTGAGTTTCCGGCGATTACAATGCGTTCAAGTTCACTACAAGAAGGTTTCCAAAATCACAAGGTTGCTTACTTCGGCGTAGACTTGAGGAAGAAGAACGATAACAAAAACTTCGATAAGAGTAACGTGGACTTGTTAAAGAGAAAGCCCTCTGGAGTTAGCTCCTTTACCGCGGGCACCTATACTGAGCACATGTTCCAGTTCTCACTGGATGATATTAGGCTTCAGGATAACGATGATGATGTAGATCCCAGCGGAAAGCACGGATTCTATGATTCTGGCTCATGCGCTACTGGTGATTCAATCACTGCTGTTAGCGGTGGTTATACAAATGTTCTTGATAAGGGATTCAACAAGTTCACGACAGTTCTTGCTGGAGGTTCCGATGGCACTGACATTACTGAAGCAGATCCATTTAGAAATACCATTCTAGATAACACTGACGGAAGGTACGGCACAACTGCCGCAACCAACTATGCAGTTGCATCGTTTAAGAGAGCTTTAGAGGTAATTTCTGATCCTGACGAGCTAGACTTTAACTTAGCCACTATGCCGGGTATTACCAACGAGAATCTTACGGCAGACTTGATTGACGTTTGTGAAGACAGAGGTGATGCCTTGGCAATTATTGACCTCAAGGGCGGCTATCAGCCAATCCACGAGGGCGCACCGAACTCTGACCCTTCAAGCGGATATCCAAAGAATGGCTCAGTAGCGACTGTCGTCTCTAACATGAAATCTCGCGGGTTGAATTCCAGTTACGGCTGCGCTTACTACCCGTGGGTGCAAATTAGAGATGCATCCACTAACCAGCTTATTTGGGTCCCGCCCTCCGTTGCCGCTCTAGGCACAATGGGTAGCTCCGCTGTTAGAAGCGAGCTTTGGTTTGCTCCCGCAGGATTTAACCGCGGCGGACTTTCCGATCCCAAGACCGCTGGTCTGAATGTTGTGTCGGTAAGAGACAAGTTAACAGCAGACCAAAGAGATGATTTGTATGAGAATCGAATTAACCCGATTGCTACTTTTGCATCGGAAGGAATTGTAGTATTCGGTCAGAAAACATTACAAATTGGAAGATCTGCACTAGACAGAATTAATGTAAGGCGACTAATGATCTTCCTTAAGAAGGAGATTTCTAGGATCGCTAATAGGATTCTTTTTGATCAGAACCTACCAGTGACCTGGGCAAGATTCAAGTCAGAGGCAATCCCATTATTGGATTCTGTAAAGTCACGTCTTGGACTAGAAGACTATAAACTAATTCTTGATGAGACTACAACGACGCCAGACTTAAGAGACCGAAATGTAATGTATGCTAAGGTTCTGCTCAAGCCGGCAAGAGCGATTGAATACATCGCGATTGACTTCTCGATTATGAACTCGGGCGCAGCCTTCGATGATTAATAATAAAAAAATAAATAAAAATACTATTTATAGTAGGAGACATAAATAATGGCATTTTGGAGCGAAAGCGGCGTAGAGCCAAAAAGAACATTTAGGTGGCTTTTGACGTTACCGAGGATTGGGGAGCAATGGATTTGTAAATCAGTTCAGCGCCCAAGCTGGGAAACGAGTATGATTCCTCATAAGTTTATTAATCATGAGTTTAAATACCCCGGCCGTATAACTTGGAATCCCATTAATATTGTTCTGGTTGACCCCGTTGAGCCAATTGATACCACCGCTTCGATGCTCGCGATTCTTAGGGCCTCTGGATATAATTTTCCCACCGGCGAGGCCGAGGCCAGAAGTACAATTACAAAAGCACAGGCAGTTGATGCAATGGGAATGGTACAAATTGCTACTTTGGGCACCGGCGCCGACGCCGAAGGCTCCGACGGCGCCGCAATTGTTGATAGCTGGACACTAGTTAATCCTTTTGCGACTTCCGTAACTCTAGGCGACTTGAATTACGATAGCGAAGACATGTTAGAAATTAGTTTTACTCTTGCATATGACTATGCTTATATGACCCACTCTGGTGGCGTCAATGGTGGCTGGGTGGGCGGCTCTGCTGTGGATATTCCCAACCCTATTACTGACAACGGCAAAGACTTGGGCGACGGCTGATACTAATATTTAAAAAAGACGAGGTATAAATGTCTAGAAGAAGTAACCGGGAGCGCCTGTCTGCTCCCCCTGCAGGTGGTGAAGCCCCGCCTGCTACTGCTGGAGTTCCGATGGAGTCCTCCGGCCCATTAAACTTTGTTGTTCCAACAGAGTTTGTTGAACTGCCCTCTGGCGGAGAGTTCTATCCAGAAGATCATTCTCTTCATGGAGCGACAGAAATTGAAATAAAGTTTATGACAGCAAAAGATGAAGATCTATTAACGTCAGCAGCTTTGCTTAAGAAGGGCGTAGCTCTAGAAAGAATGCTACAAAACATTATTGTAGATAAAAGAATAAAAATTGATGATTTATTAATCGGAGATAAGAATGCCATTCTAATTGCAGCCAGAGCTTCTGCTTATGGTTCTGATTACACGGTAAGAATAACTTGCCCAGTTTGCACAGCCGGTACAGAGCATAACTTTAATTTGACAGAACGAGAAATCATCGCTCCGGTTCTTGATGAAGGTGTAACTAAAACAGATTCAGGAACATTTAATATAACTTTGCCAAGAACTCAGGCGGTTGTTGAGGTAAAGCTTTTAAATGGGGTAGACGAAAGAAAACTAACAGAACTCCGCACCCGCAGAGCTAAGAATAAGTTGGGAGACCTGGTTTTGACGGACCAGATGAAAGCATATATTGTTTCCATCAACGGCGAGACCAAAAAAGGCCCAATTGGCCAGTTTGTTGAGAACATGCCGGCCTTTGACTCTAAGCACCTAAGAACCACCTATCAAAAAATTATGCCAAATATTGATATGAAGCAAGATTTTGAATGTATCATATGTGAGCATAAAGATAGACTGGAGGTGCCGTTTAATACGGAATTTTTTTGGCCTAAGTAGTAACTATATGGAAAATGTTTATGAGCAATTTTTCATATTAAAATATCACGGCGGCTGGTCATTCACCGAAGCATATAACCTTCCCGTTGGTTTGCGGAAGTGGTTTCTTGAGCGACTATCTAAACAATTCGAAAAAGAAAATGAAGAATTAGAGAAGGCGCAGAAGAAAAGATAAGCTGCAGCGTAAGCTGTGGCTTTTATTTTATTTTTAAGATACTAATTATAATATGCTATATAGTAATTGGAGGTTTATTCAATGGAAAAAAATATAATTGATTTTTCGGAACTTCGGAAAGACGAAATTAACGAAATGATCGGTTCTTACGCCGGATTGGGGTTCCATATAAAAAATATATTGTCAGCGATGTTTCGCGGTAGTAGTTATCCTGTATCTGTGCGAGGCTCACAGGCAGAGATATTAGCCTTCATGGAAACGATGAGTCAAGAGAAGTCTTTTATGGAAGCGTACTCTCGTTATGGATTAAATGATCCGAGAACTTATAAAAATAAATCTAAATTAGATGTAGCAGTTGATAAATTCGAAAGAAAGACCGGCATTAAGTGGCCTTTCCAATAGGAATATATAAGTGGCTGATAATAAATCAAAAAAAGCAGAAGATATACCAACTCCCGCGGACTTAGTGGCTCTTGAGCAGAAGCTTGAAAAAATTAAGCAAATTGCAGATGCGAATGAAAAGAACGCGCGCCTTCTAGGCAAACAAGTGACGCATCTGCAAACTCAAGAAGAGATTATTAAAAAACAAGGGGATTCTTTGGTCGGCCATTTGGAAATCGTTCAGCTTATTAATGCTGGCGACGAAGAGGCTTTGAAATTAAAACAAAAAAATATTGAGGTGGCTTATGCTGCGACTGAAGCCGGCTCGGAAGAAGAGGCCTTGCTTCAAAGTCAAGTAGAGTTGCTTGAAAAAATGACCAAGCTTAAAGAGGAAGGCAATGAAGCAGAACTAAAAGCCCTGTCAGATAAAATTACAGCCTGGGGCGTATTAAATAAAAAACAAAGCGAAGCAGTTGAAGCTGGTAAAGCATTTTCAAAAAATCTTACCGGAGCTTTAGACAGGACTTTGGGCTTGGGATCTGCTTGGAAAAATACATTAGTTGGTTCCTTAATCAATGCTAGCCAAAGCACCGAAGCAATGACCGGAGCATTGAAAGACGCTAAAGATACAATAAGCAATATGGGAGTCAAGGGATTAGCCCAGGGCGCCGCCATGAAGACGCTTTCTTTTCTTGCTGACGCAACTCTTAATTTGGCCCGGGCTCAAGATGAGGCTATAGCTAATTTTAGGCTGACCACTGGCCTAGGAAAAGAATATGATGCTGTGATTACACAGTCATATCTGGACACCAGGGCTTTCGGCATGACGACCCAGGATGTAACCGAGAGTATGGGTCAGCTAACTGCAAATATTGCTAGCTTTACTAGAATGAGTAAAGGGACCCAATTAAGTTTAGCCAACTTGACATCAATAATGAAACAAGTTGGCTACGGTAGTACTGATATGGCCGCCGCTCTAGATATAAATATAAGCGCTTTAGGTATGTTGCCTGAAGAAGCTGCGGAGGCCACACGAGAAATAACAACTTTAGCATTGAATTTGGGGATTGCCCCGCAACAAATGGGTCAAGAATATTCTCAATTGGCTCCTAAACTAGCTGCTTGGGGCAAGAATTCTGTAAAAGTATTTAAAGAAGTTACAGCCGCGTCAAAAGCTCTAAGCATTTCTAGTGGGGAGCTACTCAGTATCGTAGAACAGTTTGACACATTTGATAGTGCAGCAGATTCCGTTGGATCGCTAAATGCTGTATTGGGAGGCGCGTATTTTGATACGGTAGAGATGGTAAATGCGTCAGAGTCAGAAAGAATCCGCTTATTAATGGAAGGCGTCCAGGCCACAGGAGAAAGTTTTGGATCTTTAGGCCGTTATCAACAGAAAGCTATTGCAGCAGCCGCCGGAATTACAGATATGGCTGAAGCTAACAAATTGTTTGGCCAAGGCTTAGGCGTATACGACGAGATGCAGAGCATGACAGACGGTTCTGCGAGATCTCTCGCCCAATTATCAGAAAAAGCTAAAGAGAATATGAGTTTGGATCAGAAGATGTCCGCTATCAAAGAGTCTTTGGCAATAAGTATGCGCCCCGTTGTCGATATGGCAGTTGGTTTAGCCGCCGCCATGCAGAGTGTGGTTGAAAATACAGGCCCGTGGTTGCCAATGATGATGGCCGTTGGCGCCGGCCTGTTGATGCTAGTTACATCACTTGCTGCGGTCTCCGCCGGATTCCTAGCTATACAAGGCGCCGCGGCTGCGGCAAATTTAACAATCTTATCTGGCCCGGTTGGGTGGGTCCTAGGCGCCATCGCCGGCATCGCTACGATTGTTGGGATATCAGCCGCGTTAATGTCTGGCACAGATACCGGTGTATCAAATGTACCAAAGTTTGCATCAGGCGGCCCTGTCGTAGGGCAACCGCATTCGGGACCAATGGGTGGTGTACCAATCATGGCAGAGGGCGGCGAATTTGTTGTGAAGAAGTCGGCTGTTGATTCAATAGGTTCACAAAATCTTCAAAGAGCAAACGATACAGGACAACTTTCTGGCGGAACATCAGGTCCGAGGGTTATTAATCTAACTATTGATGGCCGCAAGCTAGCAAAAATTCTACTTGATAATGAAGAGTATGGTTTAGAGTCTAGACTTGCTTTACGAGAGGCTTCATTGTCATAGGGGGAAATTGAATGGCTTATAACGATCCGAGTGATGCTTTTGCGAGAGGAAAGAATGCGTACTTAAAATTTCTCCATGTCCCCACCGGACAGTTGGCAGTATTTAAAGCGTTCATAACAAACTTGCAGGATAATTTTACATCTAACTGGGCATCTGAAGCTGTTTACGGAAGGATGGATGAGATCCACACTTTTCAAGGAACAACAAGACAAATTGATCTCGCATGGGATGTTGTAGCTTCTAGTGGAGAAGAGGCAACTAAAAACTTTGAACAAGCGACAAAGCTATATTCAATGTTATACCCAGTATATGAGACTGCCAACAATGCGTCTTCTATTATTGCAGCACCTTTGATGAAATTAAAGTTTGGTAACTTAATTGAAGCTCTTGGCCCAGGCGCCGCCTCCCCATCCAAACCAGAAGGAGACTCCGCATCAGAACACGGAGATGTGGTTTCCAATGGCCTGCTAGGAAGAGTAACGGGATTTTCTTTTGCGCCTGATTTAGACGCAGGATTTTTTGATGATAAGCCAGGATCGTTTATTCCCCAAACAATAAAACTAACTTGCACTTATCATGTTTTGCACACACACGCTCTTGGGTTTGATAAAGATGGTAAATTAAGAGGAAAGGACATGCATTCTTTTCCATACAAGGCGGGAAATCCACCGTCTCCGGACCCGACACAAAATGTTGCAACGCCTGCTGCAGACGCATCCGCAAAAAATGATGGGGAAGCCCTACAATCTTTGCCCCCTGGCGACAGCGCGCTCTTGAACACCGAGGCCAGCGAGAGCAAAGTGCTTAATGACAATTAGAGGATTGAATAGTGACTAACAGATACCGATCTAGACAAATTAAAACTAATATAGATGGATTATATGCCGAGTCTTTTAAAAAAAGATTTAAAAAATTAATTCGTCAATACACTACTCCAATATTAGAGACCCCATCGGCTGGAGATATACGAGATCTAACTGTTGTTAATCATATTTGGTCTCTTGGCGATCGCTATTATAAGCTAGCCCACAAGCATTACGGAGACTCGGAACTTTGGTGGGTAATCGCCTGGTATAATAACGCTCCTACAGAATCTCATTTAGAATTAGGCGATGTTGTGCTCATTCCCAGTCCGCTGGAAAGAGTACTATATCACTACGGAGTATAGGATATGTCTCGATCGTGGAAAGACGGCCCGCTCAGCGCACTAGAGCTTGAAGCTATGATGGATAAGATCGACGCTATGAAGTCCTCCGAGGACAAGCTAGCCGAGCTTGCGAAAATCGAGCGCTCGCCCCACGCCGAACAATTTTCTGCCTATTCCATTCGTGACGCGGCAACAAACGAGAGTCAAGGTGGAGATCCTTTTGCGCATCAAAGTGAAAAGAGAAAACAACGAGAAGAGACCGCCGCGTCTCGCGATCGAGCAGATCTTAGCCAATTAAGTTCAAAAAGAAGAATTAATGAACAATGTTTCTTATTTGATAGCTTGGAGTTTTTTGCAAAACAAAATGGGCCGGCCAAGTATAGACACGTTATACCAGTAATTGGCAACCCAGTTACAGCAACAAACAAACTTACGAAAACAAAAGGTCATGACCAAGATTTGTTTTTTCAACTTAAGCCTTCTGCCATGGCTATGCTGGTGCCAAAGATAAGACTATTTCTTATTAAATATAAAGGGCCGGATGATAAGCTGGGTCGATATCAAGAATTGTTATTTGAGGATCATATAACTAACAGTGCCGTAGATAGTATTTTTAAGAATCGAAGAGGCCGCGGCGCCGCGGCCGGTATTAAAAACTTTACTTATGAATTTGACGGAAAAGACCCTGCTACAACCGACAGTATGATTAAAGCAAATCTTACTTTATTTTTTACAGATTTTGATACTGTTGTGGCACATCAGCGGGGCCCTACAGCAGAAGAAAGAGAATATTTTGGTAATAGGGCCGACGAAGATTATGCTAAGCCTCGTTTTTTAGATTTGATTATGAGAAGTGAAAAACAGATTACAGATGACGCCGGCTCAAGAAGATATAATTCTAAATTTTATAAAATTAAAGCAATTGTAGGATGGGCGGTTCCGCCGAACAACAGTTCGTTTGATTCTAACGATTTTTTTAAAGATCCTCTTGGAAAACCAACCGGTAAAGAATTGAGAAAGTTAATTAAATCTATGGATCTAACATTAGACCTACATATGATTAGACATAACATAGAATTTATGGATGACGGTCGCATTGAATTGAGAATAGACTACCGTGCTGCAATAGAGGGCTCCTTTAGGACTGATGAAGCAAATATTTTGCTGCCACAACCGTATATTAATTTGCCCGAAGCAAAAAGCGCATCCGAGATCAACAGCGCGTCTGATATTAAAGACACTGCACAAATGAAAATAGCCTCATCTCGCGAAGCAGTCAAAGAGTTGCTGCGATTAAATAGACAATCACTGATCAACCAAAATGAATTGATAAGTTCTGAGACAGACACCTCCGAGAGCGACAAAGAATTAAAAATAGAAATAGAAAATGAAATAACAAGATTAGAAACTTTAATTCAAGCTGCAGAGGAGTCTTTTAAAGCAGAAAAATATAAAAGA